TATATTGACGCAAAATTAGAAGAGCTAAAAGCGGAACAAAATAATCCGCTACTTAATTAGGAGAGGATATGGTAGACACACTAGCACCAAAAAAAATATTTACTCAAAGACAACTTGATACTAAACTAACTCCAGTTAGTGAGCAAGTTCTTAGAACAAGAACACGTCCAAGCCTATTAGATGATAGGCCAAAAGTTGTAGGCACAGCTACATCTTTAGTAGGAGAACAAAGTAAAGATTTTTTATTGGACTCAGAAACTGCAATGCCAAAGATCGCAACTGCAGAGCAAAAGCAAACAGCCAAATCATCTGAAGAAACTAGAGAAGAAAAACAAACTGGTATGCGTGCAGAAAGACAAGTTCCTCAAGGAGAAAGTTTAGTCATGAGGCCTATGGAATATGCTTCAACTGGATTTGTAGACAGGGCAATTACTGGACCCACAATAGTGGGAGAAAGAGGCCCAGAAATGATAGTACCTTCGTCAGATGGTAAGATAAGTATATTGCCTAATCAGGTTGTAGAGGGATTAATGGCTAGATATAGTCCAGGAGATACAGGACCTAAGAAACCAAGAAAAAAATTTAATCTTAAAGATTTTTTAAAAGAAGCATCTGATGAGGAGATAAGAGAAGTTTTTAAAGAAATGCTACAAAAATTTGGTCCCACTGACGAAGATAAAAGATTAGATTAACTAACCCACATCCTTAATTTTATACGGGTCTGTATTTAATTTAGGAACCTTATCCCCTTGCTCACCAGATAATATCTCATCTAAATTTTTATATATATAATTTAAAGCTGCACCAACTATAGAATCTTTAGTTAATGTCTCTGATATTTCTTTTAAACTACATCCATATTGTAACAATAAAGATGTCATTTTACCTGATGCTCTCAGCTCTCTATCTAAAGTAGACTCAGTAGGTTTTAATTTAACCCATACAGCCATAGGCGTTATACCTGTTGGACTTATTGTATAGTCAATGATAGATAAAATTCTTCTACCATCAATCTCCATTCTTTGTGTAACACTTCTCATTCTCATTGGTACTGGTGCTCTTGCCACGTTACTCATTATATCCTTTCTATTATTTGTTTTATATCGCTGTTTAATTTTAATGTGTTTTCTATGCAATGCTTGATTACACTAGCCAGTAGATTAGCATAAAATATTTCGTTTATATTTTCTAGACCATCTTTAATTTTATTAGGCTGAATATAATCAAGTTCTATTGCAATCTGACTACTATCAGTCAGAGATACTTTCATATTAAAAAGTTCTGAATTATTTTTTTGCATTGTCTGTAGGTTTTGCTACAAAGTCTGCACCTATCTTAGGATCAAGTTCTCTTAATCCTTTTGATAACACTTCAATACCGTTCACTACTTCTCCATACGGTCTTGTAAATAAGTAACGAAGTATGCTCTGAACTTGTGATCCAGATATAATATACTGCTTGTCTACAATTTGTTGTTCTTGTTTGTTTTCTGCCATTTTATTGACCCTTTCTTAAAATTTTTCTTTCATAACTGCTCAAATATGCAAACATTTGAGTCTTCTAATAGTAACATACCCGACATAATAACTTTTGCATATACGTCTAAGTATGGGCGTTTAAACGTAATTCTCTATGTTTCAACCATCTGGGTACTCCTTTTGTTGCTTTTCTACATCCTGATCTAAAACTTCACTGATTAATCTCTTCAAATACCATTCTGCCTTTTCTAAATCCTGTACAGGCTGACCTTTGTACTTGTATCTAGCCATGTATTTCATACATGCTCCTTTGAGATAACCATGAAACTCTTCTGTTGTCATTGACTCTTTTATAAGATCAATAGTCTCAGTGGTAGACTGTCTGTAATGTTTAGGAAAATTAACTACGTCTTCCATATCTTTTCTTTACCTCACTAATATTAACTGTTTCAATATCATACTCTCCACCTTTTACATTTCGTTTTACAATTAATCCAGACCACCATAGTCTTTGTGTATTATATGCGTATGCTTCTCTGTGTGTCAAGTAGCAGCCTGCAGATAGACCCATAATTTTTTTGCCAGATGGCTTGGATGCTATAGCATAGTCTAACAAATGAGAATGGCCAGCAGTACAAGATACTTTATTTTTGTTTACCAAAGCTCTTGCCATATTCTCTCCAGAGATAGCTGTGCCCATAACTCCACTTGGAAAGTTATGTGAGTAATATATGCCATCTATAACTGCAGGGTATCTGTAATCATAGGTGTGCCATCCATACTCAGGATACTTTAGATCATCTATAGATATAGCACCTTCAAACTCTGGGTTGTCATCTACCACACGATCTATTCTATCTTCATGATTGCCTAATAACATAAATCTTTCAGCATCATGTTTACCTATACCCTCGTTAAATTTTTTAAGTGCATCATGTGCATGGTCTATATCTTTACGATACCGTCTACCCTCAAAAGATTTTTTCTTTTTGTCGTAGCTAGACATAGAGTCCATACTGGCAAAGTCGCCCATACATATTACCTTATCTACTTTTAAATCCCTTGCCATGCGTCCTGCCCAAATAAATCTTTCATTACTAGCTTTAGGTGTGCAATGGGGGTCTCCTATTACTAAGTGTGTTGTCATTAGTGTAAATCCTTTTTATTAATAAAATCAAAAATGTCTATGACATTGTCATCAGATCCGTTCTCTCTGTCATTACTTTTTTTATCGTCATCATAGTAAGCCTGCATACCGTCAGCGTACACTATGTCAGGATTCTCTGTTGCGTATTTTACTAAGCCTTTGGCTATGTAAGAGCACACATCTCTATCATGAGGACCTTTAGGATCTATAATACCACATGTAAATCCTTTCTCATGTGGTGTGATTATAACGGATACAGATTGAAATATATCTATAGGCTTATCAAAATCCATACTCATACTACCTCTATCAAAGCATCAAGCTCTCTGATTTGCTCATCTTCTTCTGGAACTCCAGACTCTAATAGTTTTTTTCTTTTAACAGCTAGATCATGTAGTGTATTACTTACATCCTCTTCTATCTGCTCTGATAAAGTTTCAATCTCTTCATCAGTTATTCCTAACGGAAATGTTATCATCTTCTACTCCTTTTATTTTATTTTTTATTATATCTAAAAAAGATTTAAAGTCAAGTACAACTAAAGGCTTTCTATTGTTCATCTTTAATACTACCAATGGCTCTAGATCTGCGTTAGATATTGATTGATCATATGCATCATACAATCCTTTCCATGTCTCTTTGTTTTTACACTCTATAGAAAATGGAAATAACTTTTGGGCATCTTTAGATAATTTAACATCAATGCCTGACTCGCCCATAATAGCACACCAAACATCTTGATCTTTTTTTAAGCTAGGGAACGCACAAAGAAGTGCGTCCCTAACCCAGTTTTGTAGCCTTCGCCCCTTGGCTTTTCGACTGCGTACACTAGGAGACATCGTCCTCTACCCTAGGATTATTCACCTCAGTGTACCAAACCCATTTAGGGTTTTTACCTTGCGACTGCTGTTGTGGTAGCAGCTGCAAGTTTTCTCCCCAACAAGGAAACTTGTAAGGGCAGAAACCACAAGTGCTATTCAATACTCTATTGCCTGTCTTTTGTTTTCTAAAGTATTCTTCTTCATCTTCATAGCACCTTTCAAACTTTTTATTCTTCTGTAAAGCTATAACATTATTTTTAGCTGCTGTCAAAGCCTTATCTTTATATTCATCATCTGCAAGTGGAGTCTCTGTAAGTGCCCACTCTCCAGTAGATTTATTTATTACAATCCATCCTCCGAATGGTTTGTTTGCTCCCTCTGCGTAGACGTATCCTTGTGTCGTGTACCCAAACACGTCATCAGTTGCGACTGTAGTGAACCCTCCGTTTTCTCCAAATTTATTAGTAAAAGACCAAGGCGATGCACTCTTAATGTCCCACACTTTATCATCAATTTCAACATCTAAAGAACCATTTATTTCAACATTTTTTGTTGGTTTATATTTTATTTTTCTCTGCTCTGATTGTATAACTACACCTGCAGCTTTCATAACTATGACTGCAAGTTGTTCAATCATATCTCCAAACACATTACGCATCTTTGCGTTATATGGTTGACCTTCGCCTTTTACGCCTTTCTTTTCCATCTGTAACTGGCACAAAGGTCTTCCGATGTTTGATGCTCTAAGACCAAACTC